AGGCTTGCGCGGTGTGCCATCATTGACTAGGTTCTGTGCTTGTTCAATAGCAGTATCATTGACCACGCTTGCGATAACGTATGGCAACAACTGAGCAATAGTAATAACATCATAGAAGGATTCATCATTGGTCTGGTATCCAGACCTAGTGGCCTTCTCTTTACGGGCATAGCGTTCAACGCCACGCCTCATCTGGTATGCGATACGCTTCTGATTGATAAGACGTTGGGTGTCATCCTCTTCATCAAGTAACTCATTGAAGTAAGACACACGTGTCATCAACCAAGCGTATGCTTCTTGCGTTAGGTCAGCACGATCTACATACTTACGATAGCGACGGTGAACAATGGTTACCACGCTAGGTACAAGGTCATTAAGTATTGGATGTGGGTCAGTCACGAGGCCAGTTACCATCCAGCACCATCAGTGCGATAGCACTGTAGTTAAGTAGATCAATAAAGGAATCTCGTAGTGATTCATTCTCAGGTGTAGCACCAGTGTCAATCAAGTGATTGATGCGTGCTGTCTTATCCCACATACGCACACGTAGACCATTGAGTGGTCCACCAGGGGATAGACTAATGTTGGTTGGACCGTAGTCCTTGTGCTTCTTGATGAGCAGGTTGCCTGCTGAATCTAATACTTCCCACATATCAGTAACAAACTTTACGTGCTTGAGGTCTACATCTTCATTGTTATCCATCACACGCCTCCAAATAATTTCAATGCCTCATCCTTACCGTGTGTAAGGTAGAAGTCATTGATGTCCATTGATGGAGGCAACGATACTATACGTGAGTTCATTACCTCTTGTGACACACGACGGGAGAACTCTGCTCCTGGGTTGGTGCCATCATCCTTGATGTCGTTATCACCTACGATATAAACTGTGTCGTAACCAGTAAACAACTTAACAAAGTGCGGCTTCCAAGCCTGTACTCCTGGCACACCAACAGCAGGTATACCAATCAAACCTGATACAACTACTGCATCTAACTCACCTTCACATACAACGATCCTATGTGAATCAATAGTTACATCAGCAACATTAAACAGATGACCCTTCTGTCCTGTGGGTGCGCCGTACTTAGGCTTTCCATCATCTAGCCTACGAAACTTAACACCAACACACATACCAAGTGCAGTCAGGTATGGAATAGATAGCCAGCCAGCGTGATTCTCGTGCCCATTGATAGGGTCAGTGACTAGACCTAATGAATACTGTAGTGCGATCTCTTCAGATATCCCACGTCCTTCGAGATACTCCAGTGCCTTTTCGTCCAGACTTTTGCGGTAATGTGTGACCGCTTCCAGCAACGATTTCGATTGCTCTTTTGAGTGCATCCTTAAACTCCAAGTTCTCTATGATACCGACAACATTTACTGCGTTGCCACCCTTTCCACAGGTGTGACAAAAGAATAGGTTGTCGTAAGTATTAATGACAGCACTACGCCTTTTGTCTGGGTGGATGCAGCATCTAACAGATGCGCTTCTACCTTCTCTTACTTCTCCTCCATAATGGAGAACAATTGCTGCTATGGGGATTGTGTTTGCATCAACGGGGCCTTTGAACCCTCCCGCTTTACGTACCCTGGACCAGTCTTGTGCTGACATACACACCCCTTGTCGTTGCAATTCTCGTGATACTTAGCCGCACGTTTGTAATGGCCCGCTGCATTTTCTACACCTGCGTTCATACATTTACTACAAATCATTTGAACTCCTTCAGTTCTGTTACTGGTACACGCCATCCACCGATGGTCTCATCTCTGTATTGTGCTGTTGCATACTCTTCAGGGTTAGACCAACCATAGACCTCAACCTGCGAGTAGTAATCCTCATCAATAATCTTTGTGCCTACTAGGATCTTGCCGTTATCCTTACTCCAGAATGGAATTGAATCACGTGTGCGTACTGTGCGTACCTCAAAGTTATTACCCACATCAGGCAACTTAGCCCGACGGGGATGTAGTTCATTGGGATACCAAGGTACATTCCAAGATGAGTCAGTAAGAGAAGCAACTGCCCACTCAGAGACGTTGGCTCGGACATTGGCAAGAAGTTCGTGCTCTAGGTAGCCGTTCTTCTTACCATCTGCATAGTTTGGTCTGTCTACAGAACCATACTTAGCAAGCCAACGCTCTGTGGCGAGCATCGTACAAACTCTTACTTCATCCCTACTCAGGCGTACTATCACTTGCCTCTTCTAAAGTAGTTGAATCTTCAACCACTTCTAATACTTGTACGACTTCTTGTACAACTTCTGGTATTAGTATCTCTGTCGTTGTTATGTTTCCCTGTGGTACTGGCATTATTGTTTCTCCTTTAGCCATTGAGTTAAGTCTTGGATTACCCAAGCCTGATCTATTGATGCGTTGCGACGCTTAACTACAACGTAAGACATAGGTACTTCCCCGATACCTCTTGCCTTTGCATAGTTAAGCGCCTCAACTTGCGCTTCTCTCCAGAACTCAGGCAGGGAAAGGGTCTGCCTGTTCTTGAGTTCAAGGATGTAGGTTTCTCCAGATATGATAACAACCATATCTCCCTCATCCTTTGCCCCAGCCTTAGTCAGACGTTCTGCTATTACGCTTTTACTACGTAACCATTTCATAACATCTGTCTCAAACTGAGAACCTTTTCTTCCGTTCTTGTTAGCCATCAGACCCGCAAGTATGCTCTGCCTTGTGCATCTTGATCTCCTATCTGACACGATGCGAAGTTAACAAATAGTGTAGCCCATTTCGAGGCATCTGCTGTGTGTGGACCGAAACGATTCTTTACCGCAGCCACACGCAACATTCCTCCACCTTGGCCTGGCTCATAACCAAGCGTTAAGATCAACGCTGGTAACTGACTGACCTTGCCGTGTATAGCACGACGTGGTGGTGGCATCATTGGTGAACCGTACTCACTCTGCTCTGATACGTGATGAAGTACTAAGACACAAGCCTCTGTCTTGCGTGCCATATCGTGCAACTCCATCATAATTGCACGTAGCCCAGCCCATTCATTGTCTGTTTCGGCTGCAACATTCATTAAGTTATCAATGATAATTAACTCAGGTGCTATTCCATACAGTTCAACGTAGGCTTTGATTTCTAATTCAATGTCATCTAATGATGGACTTGAATCAAAGACCCATTGTATGTGCGACATCTTGTTGAGATGTTCAGCGTAGTAGTCAGGTTTGTAATCCATATTGGATTCAACTGTTAACTGTGTGTGCCCTGAGATCTGCGCTGCAGATCGCATTAACACCGTAGCAGTATCAGTATCTGCGGAAAAGAAAAGTGTTGGTACCTTTGCCTTGATTGCATAGACAAGAGAAAACATACTCTTACCAGCATTAGGGGCTGCAGCAACCATACATACTTGCCCTCGTCTAAACTTAATGGACTCACTAGCCAAGCCAGTCCATACATCAGGCAATGGCACAGCCTTAATAGTGCTGGTGCCCAATGCCCTCTTTAGATCAAGCAACTTTCTCATCCCCTCCAAGATTTATTCTGCGTTGTCTTCTCATCACGCGACGTTCACGTGGTGCAAGCCCACCCCATATACCGTGCTGCTCTTTGCGGATTCCCCACTCAGCGCATTCAGTTCTATGAATACAAGTCTTACAAATTGACTTCGCAAATTGAACATCTGCTGGACTTACTAATCCCTTTTCTTTTTCAGGGAACCAGAAGTCTCCACCTACCTGTGCACATAACGGGTTCTCGTACTCACGAGGTTCCCGCATCGTATTATCTTAGGAAGATAGGGTCGCACTTATCTAGAGCACCCTTTTGTGCAGAGCACATCCAGGCTTTCCAAGGTCCACGTGCTGATACTCCATTACGGAATACCATATTGCCGTGTTTACAGGTTGGTGCCTGTCCTTCTGTTACTACTGGAGCAGGTGCTGCTACTGGTGTTGCGTTAAAAGATTCCGCAACTGATGCAACTGTTGGTGCTGGTGCTGGTGTGCCACCGTGTAAGTCATTACCTGTTGTACGGATTAGTGTTGCCACCATTGAAAGATCTGTTAGACCTGTCTCTAAATCCTTTACATCTGTAGCATATAGATTGATAAGCGTTCCATCATTTAACTTGTAATTAATCTGGAACTTTGTGTTCTCGTTTGCAGCCATTTACTTTCCTCCAGTTTGTTTGATTTGTAACCGCTGTGATTCATTACCAAACTTCTTAGGTACAAACCCAAGTAGTTTTTCTA